AAAAATAATAAAAAAATGGTTAGTGACAATTTAGATTATTGGGCTCGCATGGTTGATTGTGATACACCAGCAACCTCACCACCCTCGGCAATAGTTGTCGGCGTCGCTTTCTTTTGGGTTAATTCATTTTCTACATTTTGGTCTCTCTGTATATTTTGCTGGTGGTCTCCGAAAGCACCAATGACAGACCCAGTGAGTCCAGCAATATTACCAAGTCCCGCAACCCATTCAAGACCCGGGACTAATCCAACAATATCACTCGCACCGGCGACCATTTGGAGTGTCTTGTCTACATCACTAACACCCGAAGACCCCTTCCCGAAAAAAGATTGTCCGTGTGCGAGATTTTCAATACCATCAACCATGTCAATCCCCCCAATAGTTCCATTGGTGACAGCTCCTCCAACCTTCCCCAGTAATTCTGCACTCTCATCACCTAATCGACCTCCCGATACTGCTCCTAATGTTTTTCCTAATAATGTTGATGTTTCATCTTTTATCTTATCTAATTCTCCACCAGCATTTTTAAACTGATTTACTAACTCATCTTCCATGTCTGCTGTCCCTCCATTCCTATATCCACTTAACGAGTTTCCAGTCCCACCGCCTCCCGATAATACTTGACCTCTTGGGTCTGCGTCTGTGCTTTGTGCGAGAAATTGGGCTCGTGCGTCTCCACCAGTTCCGCTTCCTTCATCCATCATGTCATTTAAAGCGTTTCCAGTATCATCGGCATCTTGGGTTAATGGTGCGGGGGTGGGAGTGTCACCATCATCTTCAACTGGATTATCGGGTTCATCCTCGGGGTCTTCGGGTGGTTTATATCCCGCTTGATATTTCTCTGGTAATATCGAGGCGAGTTTCTGTTTAGCATCATTCATTAATCTTGATTTACGATTATTTATCGCTCCATTTAAACCACTTGCCCCCATCATATTACCTACTAAATCTTTAACATAATTCTCATCATCCGCAGTGTCTTCTCCTCCTTTATCCTTATTGTATTGTTGTTGGATTGTATTATTCCAATCTTGGACTCCTTGCTGTAATTCATAGTCACTTGTTTTTAAACTATTAATCTGTTGGACTGCGTTGTCGTAACCGAAAACATCTACTCCCATATTTTTATAATAAATATTATATTTAAAATCTTTTCATAAAATGTTAAAAAAAAAGTTATTCAACTGGTTCACCGAAATATAAATCTTCTGTATCATTATCTTTCTTGGGTTTTTTCATTTTCAATTCTTTTACACCTTTTCCTTTCGCCTCTGAAAAAATATCATCGTCCATCTGTTTAGGTTCTTCATCTATCATTTTCTTTTTTCCTATACCTAACAATGTTTCATGTCTTCGATAGAAGCGAGCTGGATTGGTCTGTCCGTCTATATATAAAAATGAATATGGTTGGTCGTGAGCGAGATTATAATATGTCATAAATAATTCCTCACTCCCACAGAGTTCAGAATATTCCTCTTTTATCTTTTCCAACTCCTTCTGATTATTCTGTCTAAAAATTAATACATTCGTAGCATTATTCCTAATGATATTGGAGACAGACCTAAATGATTGTGTTGTTAAAAATATTGACATTTCATAGTGTCGAAACTTACTGCATAAATAACTGATATCATTAGTTTTCTTGAAATCACGAGATAAGATATCATCGAGTAAAATTAACATGGTCGGCATATCCTCTCTATCATATTTCTTCTGTGAATTAATTAAATCTTGAATCATCTTATCGCTGTAATGGTCTTCCACATCTGTAAAAGCATCTTTAAAATATTTTCCCTTCGTATCATTATTTATCGTATTCGATATAATTTTATAATAATCCCAGTAATCATCACCATAGAAATCATCTCCATTTCTTAAAGCGTTGATGAGATAGTTAGTCTTCCCACTACGGACGCTCCCTATACATAAACATAAAAATTGAGGTTGAGGGAGATGAGGATGAATTGGTTTATATTTATTAGTTTCTAATGCATCATTAACCTTTAAAACCTTGGGGACTTTAAAATCGGGTTTAGCTCGTTTTCCTTCCATTTATATATAATGAATATATTTTATTTATTTTTATTTTTTTCATTCAATCTTACATATTTATCAATCTGTTTATGAGTTTCATGTAAATCCTTTATTAATAATAACATTGTATCATTTATTTTTTTCTGCTCTTCATATTGTTTCTTGTAACAATACATTTTATCGACAACCCATATATATAAATCCAATAACCACATTTATATATATAAATAGAAAAGAAATTTCTTTTAATCTAAATTGTCATAAACCGATTTCTTGATTATTTATTTTAATTATTTAAATAATAATATTAATCTAAATCGGCATCTATATCTGTGGTTTATGTCAATTTAGATTAATTCAATTACTTACTTATAGAAATTAAAAACAATTATCGAAATATCCTTGTTGTCCGTAAAAGACTTTATTAGGTTTAACCATGTTATTAATCTGTTGTTTAACTTTATCTTTTTCTTTCTGTTCTCTTTCTTTCTCTTGTTTTTCTTTCTTCCTCTGTTTTCTAATTGCTTCATATTTCATGATTGCTTCTAACTGAGCCTCCTCCAAATCTTTTTTAGTTATTGAAGAAACTTCTTTAACTTCTCTTATTATTTCTTTTTCAACTGGTTTAGGTTTTTCAACTGGTTCATCGTTTACATATTTTTTTAATTCTTCCTTTTTCTTCTGTTTCGCTTTCTTTTCTAATTCTTTCATTTCTTTTTTCTCTTGTGCGTTGCGTCTTCTTGTTTCTAATGCTTTTTCTCTTGCAAGTCTTAATTTCTCTTTATGTTCTTCACTCATGGGAGGTCTTTTCTTTCTTGTCTTTTTTTCTACTATTTTTTCATTATCTTCATTTTTTATAGGGGTATTACTCACTTTTTTATTTCTTGGAGATGAAACTTCGAAAATCTCTTCTTTCGACATCTTGGGTCTTGGTGATATATGGATGGGTTCATTTTCTTCATCATTTTTAAATTCGCTTTCTTCAATATTCATATTAATTCCATTATCTTCATTGATTTCTTCAACATATTCCTCAACAACCGGCATTTTATCCATATTTATAATTAATAAAATATAATAATTTTCTATTAATTACGATAAAAAAGAAAAATAAATATAAAAAAGAATTATTCAATAGATTTATTGAATGAATTGTGGTTCATCTTGTTTCTTTAATTTAAGTGTTGGAGATTGTCTAAAATGTAGACATACGATAGTCTGTCCTTGTAAATCTTTCGCAAGTATTTCTCCTACACTACAAATGGAGATGTCAAACTCATTTATAACAATTGGGTTAGGGTTGTTTAATTTTACATATACTAAATTATGAGGTTCATAAAAGAGACCATCGCCATTCGCTCTGGATGAATTATCGAAACGAGGGACATGTAATAATATTTTAGATGGTCGGGAGACAGCTCCGTTGGATGTCTTGTGTGTTAAATTATCTAACCTTACAAATAAAGATTGGTCGCTGATAAGAGGTGGGATTGCAATGCTGTCATATTTTATTCCTCTGTTACTATTGTATGAAGTTCCAAAAGTTGTCGGTTCTAATATACTCACACCATCGAAACCTAAAAATCTATCCATGTTCGCTCCTTCTGTGTTCTTATAAAATCCATTATAATCCTCACTTATAATATACATAAACTTATATGTTGACACTGCCGATGTTGTTGTCGTGGCGAGTTGTGTATAAAAATTATCTGTCCTTGTTAAATCATTAAACTTGGGTCTATTTAATTCTATATCTTCACATTCTTCTATTGTTCCCTCATCCCACATACGAGCCCACCAGTCCGTATCTGTGTTGAAATATCCATATTGTTCCGCATCACCACCAGCAACACGACCACTATAAGCGGTCATCTGTAATGAGCCTTTTTTAGTGCTTGCTCCCAAATCAATATCATCGTCGGATATATATATCTTGGGATACATCATCCATTTACACTGATTTATAGGATTAGGGATATTCTTGATATATGTTGCGTTATAGTAACCGAAACCCATGGAGAAACCACAGAATAAAGTCCATCCACTATCATCGAGAGGATTGTTACTCGTAGATAATGTTCCGGTGTGATAATAAAATAAAACTTGCTCTCCCTCTGTTCTAATTAAAAATTGGTTAATTGGTGTAGTTCCACCCTCTCCGTCGCTCACTGCATTCGTAGTCATGTTAAATCTTTCACTAAACTTCGGTGATATAGATGGGTAAGGGTCAGTCCATCCCCAGTATTCTACTTCTTGATTAATCATTACTTTATTTCCATCATTATCATTAGCAACACCGCTACAAATAACTTGTAAATAATAATCATCGCTCCCATCTTCCGCCTTGGTGAATGCTATTCCATAATCCATAAATATCGATTGTGCTGGTTTTATTCCTTGTGTTGTGTCGGGAGGACTTCTCGCATTGGTGACATGTTCTGTAAAATATGGAGGTTCTACATTCTGCTCGGCGTCTTCCTTGTCTCTTTTACACGCGCGAGCTAAACCAAACATCCCAGCACTATCAACCGAAAAATTAGTAGTATCTTTACACATTCCTCCTATATCCCATCGTTGATTGCCTTTATAATGGGAGATTGGTAAATCGGTTAATTGAATTACATTATCAACATAAGGAGACGATGTTGCGACATCGGGAGCGGTAATTGTATTCGTCCCACTCGTATATGTTAATGTAGTGTCATCATCTAAATACATCTTGGTAAAATTAACCATACTGCTTCTTGTATTTAAATCCTCTGCGGTTGTGTGATTAGTTGTCCTTAAACTAAAACCACCAAATACACCATTAGAGTCCTCATACGCTTTCGTGAGAGGTGTTATATCACTTCCATCACTTACACCATAAATATCGGGATGAGTGAAACCTTTTCTCTGTGCTAATGTAAACTCTTCCACCATATTTTCTAATGAAATATTTTCATTGAAATCAACATCGAAAGTGCATCGTATAGGTCTCCCAGTTGTATCATCTTGGGTTCTTCCATCATCTAAACCTTTAAGATTAATATTATATGATTGAAACCATACATCACCGGGTCTTATTGTTAATGTATCATCTCTATCATATTTAACTGATTGGACTGCTACTTCACAATCCTCCGGTAGTGTCATTGTCTGCTTCATGTAGTTTCTATACTGATATGGAGATTGGTGGACTCCATCTTCGTCACTTGATTTATTAATCTCATTCGCAGTAATTACCAAACTCATAACTTTTTTATAATATTTAATATAAAATAATTTTATAAACATAATTATAAAAAGGTATGATTTCATTAAAAGACCCCCGAGTTACTGCTAAATTGTTAAGTCATGAAGATTACAGAATCCAACGAGCTATGCCCCCGAAACCAACTAATCGAAAAATGATAAAGTCATGGGAGCAAGAATGTCGTGAATTAAAATCTCCAATTGCTTCTCATAATAGTAGATTGAGAAAAAAAATATGGTTAGAAATGAATAATCATTTTAAAGAAATTCAAGAATAATTATTTTAAACTTTTTTATCGTATTTTTTAAAGATTTTTATATATTTAAAATTATAAAAAGATGTCTAACCGCTATTTAGAGATTCCAGTTTCGAATAAAACGAGTGACGGACGCATGTCGTTTCGTAAGGGTATTGCAAATCTTATCTTCCAAGTCCCCGCAATTAATTCAACCCTTATTCCTTCTTCTGTAAGAATATCCGGTAAAATTAGATGTTACTTGAATGATGATAAAGACGCAACACCACAAGAATTAACCACAGATGCGAGGCTCGGTGTTTATGGTGCTTTCCAGTCTCTTACTACTCGCTCAATTAAACACCAACAGACAATCGAGAATATCCGTCATTACGGACATTTCCTCTCCAATTTCCTCCCATTATCCACGAGTAATGCTGACGCATTAAATAACTGGTCTCTTACTGCTGGGATTTCACCATCATATCATTTAAATCGTATTAATGCTAATGGTAATGACAGCGGTGGTGGTCTTCTCCGTGCTGTTGATAGAGACTTCTGTCTGCCTCTCCCATGCGGATTATTTAACGGCACGAGTGATATTCCCTTAAATGAGAGCATGCTCGGTGGATTAGAATTAGTCATCGCCCTCGCCAGCGATAGTCAGTTTTTATATGCTATTGATGGTGATGATTCTGCTGTTAATAATGCTTGGTATGAGTTCGATGATTTAAAACTTGTCTGTGAAGTTAGAGATTACACTCCCGATGAGTTGTCGCAATTAATGAGAAAGAGTGCCTCCGGTTTTACTTATCAATCTATCTCCTCTTACTATGATGTAATTAATTCTCAAAATGCTAATATCGTATTTAATCTTGGATTGAGTAAGGTTCGAAGTGTTTTCTCATCATTCATCCCCAGTGATTTCTTGAATAATTATAAACATAACTCATACGCAACTCTTATGCCAGCGAATACCGACGGACAGCAAGCATCAGTCCGTAAGATTACATGGACGAAGGGCGGGGCTCTTTATCCTAAAATGATGGAGTTGAATACTAATATAAGAGAAAGTCCTACGACACTATTACAAGACCCAGTGGTTATTAAAGATTATGTTGATAGTGTAAGTGATTTCTCATCAAGTGACAGATTACAGATGAATCTTAACACAACCAATAGAGATATTATCATGAAGAATAGCACTACTGCCTCTGAAAATAACCAACTTCAATACACCAAGGTCGCTAATGGAGGAGTAGTCTACGGATGTGGTATTCGTTACGATGCTCTTGGAGGGCAAGGAGTAGATTTTTCGAATCCCGGGTCTCAATTCGGTATGAATCTTGAATTAGACCTCACAACCAATTCTCCTCAATCTGTTTTCATCTTCGTAAATAGTGAGATAAATGTTGTATTTAATCAGAACGGGATACAAGTTATTCAGTAACTAAATTAAACTAAAATGGTTAAAACGAATTTCTTTTATAATATAATTTTTAATTAATCCAAATTGACACACTAATATTAAGGTTTATGTCAATTTAGATTATTCCCTTTTTAAAGATTTTTACAATATAAATATTTAATATAATATTTATTATAAATAATGAACGATGATAATGCCCCGAGTGACCCAATGCAGTATGCGGAGAATAATTCGAAATCCATGATTGACAGAAGCTCTCAACCGGATATTATTAATTTAAAACAATTACAGACCTCAACCGCCCAAGAGGTCGAAAGCGATATCCTTCGTCCAGTCGTTTTCTCGCAAGATTTCATGAGGATAGAATTAGAACCGAAAGGATTCCTATCTCCAACATCTTCAATTACATTAGGATTAGAAGCAGTGGATACAATTAAACGAGCTCAACATCCTATTAATGTAGGTGTTGCTTCTCTTATTGACAGAGCAGTCCTAAAAACTTCCTCTGGTCGTGTTATATGTGACATGGAGGATTTCGGTGGTTTCCATGGTTTAAAGACCTCATTTATAGACCCATCTGTATTAGTTGAAAAAGAACAATATCTCTCTGGTCGTTGTATGTCTCTTGGTCCTTTATATACTGACCCAAGTGCTACATCCACCAAGTTTTCTCAATTTTCAGAGGTGGATAAAGTTGGTCTCCAAAATGGTAAAGAATATGGAGGTCATAACGGAGTGGGTGCGACTGCTGGACTTACTCCAAGAATTGCGACATGTGTTTCTTCTGATGCGTTAAGAAGTGGACTAAATCCAACATTTTCCGTGAAGTTATATGACCTTTTCCCCTTCTTGAAATCCGGTAACCAAATCCCTCTCTTCATGCTTGGTAGTGACAGAGTGCAGATTGAAATATATTTCACTAAACTCACATCCAAGGGACGCATGTCTCTCTCCAAGGAGGATGAATTACAGACCGGACATCAGTTTAAGATAGACCAAAATCTCTGTGAATTCGTAAGCGACCATATTTTCTACCCCGGACAAATGGATAGATGGGCGGAGATGAATAAAGATTTAACTTTCCAATATTACGATTATGTATTATCGAGACAGAATATCACGAGTGCGAGTGATAATACTGACAACTCCAAGGTTAATGTTAGACAGATTGGAGGTGCTGGTAGAATTGTTACTCGTGTATACGCTTCCTATGAACCAACTGGGGTAAATGGAGATGATAAAACGATATTAAATAAATATCAAGCGACGGGTATGAAGAAAGATGGAGAGGGGACTGGTAAATTAGAGAGTAATTTATTTTACAATGAAAGATTTTTATTCCCTATTAATGTGAAGAATAATGCGAGACATTATCACAATTTAAGAGATGCTGAAATGAAACAAGTATTTATCCCCGATGAGTTATATTGCGGACAAGATATGTATCTCCCGAATACTGCTGATGGTGGGAGTTTACATTATGACGGCAGAACACAAGACCAATTACGAGCCACTCAATTCTATCAAGGTTTTAGATTAAATCGTGGTGAAAGAGTAGGGACGAAGGGCATCGAGCTCACCATGAATGCTACAAACCAAGCGGGAGATGATGAAGGTTTAAAGAATGCATCTTATCTCCAAAAAGTTTACACAGAACAATTAAGATATTCAACACTTAAAGACGGACAATTAGAAGTATTCTGGTCGTAATCTAAATTGTCACTAACCAATTTTTTAGTATTTTTCTTATTTATAATTAATCCAAATTGACATCCTAATATTGAGGTTAATGTCAATTTAGATTAATCCGTTTTTATTAAATTAATATCTTGAAAAAAAATCTAATATTAAGTATAAATATGACAGAAAACCTTAATGAAATTATTTCAAAAGCACGACCCAATGCTAAACCATCGACAATAAAAATGTATGTTTCCAATCTTAATAAACTCATGAAAATATTTAATAAAGATGATTTATCATTTCTATCTAATGTCAAAAATGTAACTGAAAAATTAGAAGATAAACATTTTACAACACAGAGAAATTATTACAATTCTATAATTGTTTATCTAATGAGTAAAGATAAAGATAGTAAAGTTATTGAAAAATACAATGAAATTAGAGATAAATTAAATGCAAAATATTTAGAAAATCAACAGAGCGGAGTAATATCTGATAAACAGAAAAATAATTTTATTGAGTTAAGTGAGCTACGAGGTATGATAGACATGATAAAAAAAGATTTAGACCTTCCAAAATTAAAAAAGAAAGAAACACTTACACCAAAAGAATATAAACTCCTTCAAGCATATACTATATTAGAGATACTTATAAATATCCCTATGAGAAACGACCTCTCTAACATGATTAAAATATCACAGAAAGATTATAAGAAATTATCAGAAAAAGAAAAAAAAGAAAATAATTATCTTGTAATGGAGAAGACATCTTTAAAGTTTATCCTCAACGATTATAAGACGAGTAAAAAATATAAGGAGAAGGTTATTTATGCTCCTAAACCTCTTGAAAAAATAATAAGAATGTATATAAGAAAGAATGGTGATAGTGATAATTTATTTCCAATGACAAGAAATGCTATATCGCAACTTCTCATTAAAACTTCGAAAAAATATTTAGATAAAAGTATCTCTACAACAATGATAAGAAAAATTGTTGCGAGTGATTTACTTAAAGATGTTAAGAAAAAAGAACAAGAATTATCTAATAAGATGGGGACAGATATAGACACTATAAAGTCGGTTTATGTGAAAACAGAGGATTAATATATTCATTTTTTATCTTACATAACATTTTCCATTCATCTCTACCTCTGTCATGTCTTCCACCCATTCCTTTAAACCACTCACCATCTTTTAATTCCCAATAATGAAATCCCTCTTTACCCCAACCATCATAAATACATCTCCATACAAAAAAACATCTTCCATCGGGATTATCTTTACAGAACTTAATACCATCTTTAATTTTTCCCAATTCGAATTGTAAATCGGGATATTGACCGAACTTGCATCTCCTCGTTTTTAATTCAACTTTAATAGGTTTATCTTTACTTCTAAAATCATATTTATTATAATTATCACCAAAATCATTTCTTAAATTATATAGCTCACCAAATATCTCCTCTAAATAAACCATCGAACTATCTTCACTTTTTTCACCAAACTCTAAATCTTGAAGAAATTTCTTTTCATACACATCACTCATTTTTTTTATACTTTAACATAGATAAAAAAATTGTGAAATAAACGCATTAATCAAAACTTAATATTACAGATTTTTTAACAATCTTTAATCGTTGGGTTTCAAGATATTTCTCTTTCTCTTCTTTCGTTTTTCTACCTTTCTTCTTACCAGTGTAAACACCATCATAATAAAGAGGTTGATAATATTTATCTTTCATTTTATATACTTAAATGGAGATAAAATAATTTAAAAAAAAACGCATTCAATCGAAGGTGAGTATAAATGAGCCATGTTTAACTTCACATTTCATATATGATGTCTTCTTACATAATGATTGTTTAACTTTAATATCATGTTGAATATGTGGAGATAATACTGGTGTTATATTATATAATTTTTTAGGGTCATTCATTAACTTCTTAATTGTTTTTCTAACTATTGGGATGTCACCATGTTTAGAGATTAATTCAGCGTCATCATATATTTTTTTAATATCTGTGTATACACTCTCATTTATATCATATTGATTTTCGCAATAATGATTTATCTTTTTAGCGATTAAAATATATTTATCTTTATCTTTAACTGATAATGGTTTTCTTGGATTCGGACATTTAAGAAACTTTCTTAACTGATATAAATCTTGAACTAAATATTTATTATCCGGTGGGACATGTAAATAATCCATCTTAATTAATACATCCCACAGAGTATTAGCGACAATGGTTTTAGAATGTTTTTCATCTACACCTATATCGATGTTGAATTCATCGACAATCTTTAATAAATCTTTTTTAGAGAATGACTTATGAATTATTGTATTATTTTTCGGCATGATTATTATATACTATATAATAGAAAATAATTTTAATGAATTGTTTTTCTCGACCCCCGAGAATTAGAAAAGTGACATTTAATAATAAAGTAAGATGCAAGATATATATTAGAGAACTAAATAGAAAAGAAAAATTAATAAGATTAAATAACTTATATGATGAATATAAAAAAGGAAATATTAATGATGTGAAACAATTACAAGAACTTTTAAAATTAATTGAAGATTATAAAAAAAATAAATAATACTTTATAAAATGAGTAAGGAAATGAGCCTCCCCGAACTTAAAAAGTTGGTTAAACAATATGACGAGTTTATGGGAATTAAAATCCCCAAGAGTATTAAAAAACCGGAATTGGTTAAACTTATTGAAAAACAAGGATACAAGATAGACCATGAAAATAAAAAGTTAGTTGCTACATTTAAACAGAAGACAAAGAAGATGCCTAAAAAAGTTGAATTACCACCACCACCATCTCCCGAGGAACAGAAGAAGATGCAAGAAATGAAAGATATGAGAATGAAGAAAAAGAAAAAGAAAGATAAAGAACAGCGTAGAGAACTTATAAACAAGGGAAGAGAAATACAGAAGAAGGTCGATATGATACAGATGAAGAAGAAGGAGAAGAAAGCACCTAAACCAGCTCCCAAGAAACCAGCACCCAAGAAACCTAATATCCCAGCGATAAAGAAGTCTTTAAAAGAATTAGTATATGAAGGAGTTGATGATTTATTAAAAGAGGATAGTGTGAAGGTCGGGGGAGCAGTATCATCGATTAAAAAAGGATATATGAAAATGATAGATATGATACAGATGAACGAAGCAGAAAGGAAACAATTAAAAGAAGAATGGGAAACATATGAGAAATATATAAGGAGTGAATATAAATTATATGATAAACCAGCGAAGAAACCAGCACCCAAGAAGAAACCAGCACCTAAAACAAGTCAAGGTGGAGGAGCGACAGATAATAAAGGAAAGGTTAAAGTGTGGACTGGGGGCTCGGGGAGATTACCGGATAATAGTATGACGAAAGATAAAAAGAAGTTTATGAAAGAATGGAGGTCACAAGGATTTAAGATTGCGGATGTTTCTCCTAAAAAATAATCTTGATAATAGTATATGGAAATATTTAAAAATCTCCCTTATGATATTCAATCACATATATATAATATATATAAACCTAAACATGAATACGATAAAGTTATGGAAGAACTGCAAGGAGTAGTTGGAGATACATTAAATTATTTCGGTGTTAAATTATATTATTATGATGATGAAATCGATGACATCATGGATGGTAAAAATCAACAAGAAAATATTGGAGAATATCTACTTTTATTTTTACACGATGAAATGGTAATAGATGAATATGATGAATATTAATTTTTATCTTGAAGTTTTTTATTTATGAGGTATATACTCATAATTGAATATATAAATCTAAAAATATGTTATTAATTATTCATTTTCTCTCCAATAATGACCTATTAATCTAAAAATGTGTTAAAATAGCACTAAAAACACAATAAAATTATAATTTTATTTTTAAATAGACCATAATAAGACATAAAACTAATAATATATTATACATTTTATTAGATTTATGGAGTAAATTAACCATTTTAGTTAAAATAATGTTAGATTAATCTAAATTGACATTAACCACAATATTAATATGTCAATTTAGATTAATTAAAAAATAAAGATTATTCAATATATATAAAAATTGGTTTATGTCAATTTAGATTACCATAATATCTTATGAGACCAATATTTAGCACTATCCTTCGATGTTGCTTTACCATGACGAGAATAATATTTCTTGCGTCTCACTGGGTCACCATGGTCTAAATGTTTATAGTGTCCTAACTTATCTTTGAATTGTTGATATCGTTTATCCCCGAAATGAATTAATTTTGGATTGCCGTTAGCTCCCTTCACATATACAGAATACTTTTTATTTTTCGCTTTGGAGATAAATGGTTTATATAATTTTTTTTCTTTCATTATAATAATAGTATGTATAAAAAAATCTTGCAGATTCAATCTTTAAAATTACCGGATGAATTAAAAAATATAATTTATATTAATTATAAATATAACATGTTAGAAGATAATTACAAGAAGGATTATAATAATGTTTTGAATTTCCTTAAACATTATATATTCATAAATAAAAAGATAAATAAAAAAAACCATAAAGAATATTCTCTATTAGATACGATAAAATATTTCGATTAATCCCATGATTCATCATCATCATTTTCTTCTTCTGTTGTTAATTCATCATCACTATCGCTTCCATCAAGATAATCAACGAATATTATTTTTTCCTTATTTATTATTGAAATCATTTCATCTAAATAATGAATTAATTTTAATTTATAATTACAATCACTTTTCAAGATAATATCTTTTATCATACTTATTTCAATAACATTATTAAAATCAATATCACTCATTTATAATATAATATTTATTTTTTTTTATTTTCATTTAATATTTCTTCAACTATTCCATTATCTAATTGTTTTGTTCTTGTTATTTTATAAACAACACCACTCCCCTCATCAAGACTCGATAAAAACCCATCGGGGTCATGTATAGATGTTGTGACAGATGTTAAATTAATATCTTGTGTTATAGTAAATGTCAATGGACTTTCAACTGAAAAATAATAGTCGCCGTCACCATTCTCTTTATTTATGACAGCGATGACGGGGAGCCGGTCACCTCCATTCATTCCTCCTATATATTTATTATTTTCTTGTAATATTAAATCACTTCTTATCGTGTAATATGGTCTTATCATAGACCTTGCAACATTTTCTCCTTTAATGACTAATGATTGTGTCTGTTCTACTATGATAGGCATTATCTCGTATGCGCTTGAATATTGAAATAAAGGACCGGGGACATCTGCGGGGTCTTGACCCCATCCTAACAATAAAACTGGCGTGGGGACTTGTGGAGAATACATCACACCTCCATATCTATTCATTACATAATTTTTAATATCTGTGTTTACTATTTGAGAGTTAGTTGTTAAATATTTTATTTTAGATATGTTTCTGTAATCCACACGAGCTATTCTGTTATTAGTTTCATCGATAGTCGTTGGGTTGAATTGTTCGTATGTGAAACCCAAGACACCAGTTAAACCTTGTTTCCAATTACTCTTATCATAACTATCACCAATTAAAAGTGTTATTCCACAATGAGCGTCCATGACAGAAAATGGTGTGATATTTCTATTCAATGGTTTTATCACTTGTGTCTTCTTACTTGTTAATGTATTTAAATCATCGTTCTCTACATGGTCTTTTTCTATCGTAATCTCGGGAGTAACTTCTATATTATAAGTCTGTTCTTCATTAATATATGGTCTCGCATCAGCACACCAATTCCATTCATGAAGTCTTTTATTTATTTTATAAACTTCTTGACCGGCATCCTCTATGATAGGATTTAGAGTTCCCGCTCCACTTGTCTCACCAGCATTCTCACTCTGTCCCACATTTTCTGTCATGTGTAAATATTCGAAACCGAAATGATTATCACTTACGACTAACGCTGGATTATCACTACCTACATAAACTTTTGATATTTTATCAGCGATTAACTGGTGATTATTTGGTGGATATGAATCCCTTTCATACTCGTAATTTTCAACACCTACCACAGAAACTCCGTCACTAAACATGTCATTATATCCCGCCCATAAACAACATACAATCGTAGAATATGCGTTGAAGTTCCAATCCCATCCCATCTGTGTTGTGTTTAATGTTATTGTGTGAGCTGGTTGATATTTAAATATATATGCTGGGAGTCCACCTATTAACTCGGGATGGAGAGTTATATAATATGTTCCATTTAATAATGTTTTAGTAGCGAAACCATACGACAACTCATTTGTATTTGTTCCCGATGTTTTTACTCCCTCATAGGTTTTATCATATTTAAAAAATATAGGCATTGTCGCCATATTACCTCCTTTATCTTCACGATTATCATATCCTAACCGATTGGATATATTTCCTTGGGTGTTATTAAATCTGTTAATATGGAGAAACCTACATGTGTTTATATTTTTATCCTCTCCATTACCGAAGTATTGAATATTTACACTATCGAATAGTTCGGGATATTTCCCTTGTTCTATGAATAATTTTGAGAGGTTTTGTAAATTGTTTTCATTATATTCATAACTCGTTATGATATGGTCTGCTGTATTTGGATTGGTCGCATGTCCCACAATTGTATTTTGTATCATTAAATTAGTATTATTCCAAGTGTTACATTTTCTCCCAAGCACGAATAATTCCGGTCTCTTTACTCCTATGTATTCGTGTGATTGATAATATTTTATCCCATCATCAACACTACCCGCTCCTATAAAATGATTATAATTCGCTTGTCTCATTCCACCAGTCCATCCACTATTAAACGCTTTTAGTGTTTTTGTGTTTGTTGTCTGTGAGAAAGGATGTTCTTGTGGTGTTGCATCAGCACCACTTCCATCCATCGCATAATGTAATTGTGTCTCTTCTATCTCTTGAAGTTGTTGTGTGATAGTTTCACCGATATAAGTTGGTGTATTATATCCTTTATCTAATTTCAACTCCAATAATTCTGTATAAATATTGTAATCATAAGAGAATATCTCGGGAGATAAATGATTAAATAATGTTGTATAATTAACTCCGTCCCATGTTATTCCCGAAAAGATAGTGGATTCACGAGCTAATATAGTCATCTTACTTCCATCTTGTCTAACTTTCCAATATCCCGAAACCCCGGGATAATGATATCTGTCGTCGTGTCCCGTTATTAGTGTGTCATCTGCTCCGAAATATAATTGATGGTCTGCGTCACATATAGAGTAATTATCGACTTGTAATAAATAATCAACATTACTTCCAATTGGATAAAAACTCTTACCACTTGCTAATTTATCCTCTGTCCTCCATATTTCATCTGCTCGGTTACTGGTTGATGTATATTTCTTGGTTGCGTCTGTTACTACATTAAAGACTTGTTCTTCATGAGCCCATCTTCTCGGGAGGATTAATGTATTCTCACAATTTAAACAAGTATAATAATTCATTGGGACATACATAGTATCATCTCTTAATGATTTTGTTATTGGAGTTGGTGTGATTGTTTCGTAAACATGTTTAGTTAAAGATAATTGCTGTTCGATTGTTAATTTCCCAATCGGTTCAATCACAGATATACCCTCATAAGTTTTTTTTATAATATTTCCTTGATTATCTCTAATGAAATCACCTCTTACCTCTATTGCTCCGGGGAGACCACAACCTTTCTCATTTATATAAGAATATTCAAGATTAACTTTATCACCTCTTTTTAATTCGATATTTTCTCCCATCTTACATGTAAAGAGAGAGTTACTATCTTGATTTCCACCTTGATATTGCACTGATGAGAGATTATTACATTCTACGATTTTGATGTCTTCGTATTCCATTTATATATAAGGATATTATTTTTTTTTTATTCTATATTTTTCCCATAAATCATTGTCTATTTTTCTTGAAGGACCATTCATTATAACCGAAGCGAGCCTCGCTAATCCCCATGAATACGCTGTCTGATTAGGACGAGACCCCGAGGAGTAATAGGCTCCTTTTCCTTTCATAATTATTTTCTCTGCCCCAGTTTTCGATATTACATTTTTATAAAGAAATTTCTTATCACTTATTTTTCTTCCATATTTTTTTTCATATTTTTCAACCCAAGATGACCTCTTGGTTGGTGCTTTTGTTTTTGGTCTCTCTGTTCCCAAGAAGATACTTTTTATCTGTTTAGTTCTATCATAACCTTTTAATCCTTTCATGTATGTTGCGGGGACTAATTTAGTCTCACCTTTATATGTTATTTTAACTTTTTCCACCATCTTTATTTTTATAATTATATATATATAAAATATAATGTCATTATTATATCCTAAAAATAATTATAAGTTTATTGAAACTGCTGGGGAGGAGAAAGCGAAGATGAAAATAGTTCAAGATAATCGCAAGATGATTAAGGATATTAATGAATGCATTATCCAATTAAAAACTGATGTTGACATAGTAAAAAAAGATTTAAAAGAAATACTTGAATTGGTTAGAAAGAAAGAGGAGAGGGATATGAATAAATGGTTGACATGGGGATAATCTAAATTGACATAAACCAATTTTTATTATTATTAAGAATTAAGATTAATCTAAATTGACATCTAAATATTGTGGTTAATGTCAATTTAGATTAATTAGATTAAGTGCGTTTAAAATCCCAATATTTTTTCTATATTTAAGTTATAAAAATGTGTGCGAAAGTTGTTGATAATTCAAGTTCTATTTTTTCGAATCTCCCCAACCATCTAATTTTAAGTATTCTCAATATCAATAAAAAAAATAAAGAAGATATAGTATTTAAGAAAAAACATGATATAGTCATAAAACATTTAAATATTTATTTTGAAGAGATAGAAGAGGATTATGGTCTCGATTTAAGTGAAGGAGGTTTAGAGATAGATGATTGGGGTGTAAACATTACAGAATTGTTTAAATACGGACAGAAAAGATGGGATACATATTTATTAGAAAATGAAGATATATTTAGAGATAATGATTATGTATGTGAAAATCTTAAAGATGAATATAAAAACGAGCCCCTCCCATTGTGTTTAAGACCCCATAATAATTTATATCAATTATATTATAAAGTGATTGCCGATAAACATGGAGGAGAAGATGAATACGATGAATGGTGTGATAATTATTATTAATTTTGAATTTCTTTTAACTTTCCCTTTTTAATTTTTTTTATATATAATTTTTTTTATATATAAGATATCATAAAATGAGTTTCTTTCAGAGCGAGGGTAAAATTAACATTGCACAGAGCGATGTCCGTATCAGTGCTGAAAATGGTTTATCTTTTAAACAAGACCAAGTGGTCGGTATTTACATTCCTCCATCGGTTAAATATTTTTCCGGTAAGGATTGCTATTTAGAGTTCGACGCAACTATCACCAATGACACGAGTGCTGGGGATATTTTCCCTACTCGTCTTCAATTAGACGCAGAGATAGGAGCACACTCATTATTTTCGGCGTTGAGGGTCTATGCTGGTAATAGAGAGACATTATTAGAGGAGAATACTGAATATCCGTCTTATGTATCTCTAAAATATAATTTCGATAAAAATGATGTCATACAGAATAAACGAGCTATGGATGAGGGTTGTGGGACATGGGTTCCGGCGACCAAGGGGACAAGAGGCACGACTAAATCTGTCGCCAATAACTATGTATATTCACCATGGATGGAGGGTGTTAATACTGGTGCGACTGACGAGCCCGATGCTGATATTACATCTGCTCCCAACTTCATCACTGCTAAAATCACTCTCCCTATTCATTGCGGAGTATTTGCTGAATGTGAGAAGGTTTATCCTAATCTGTTAACTAATGGGATTTATCTTGAATTAGTCATGGCGAGTGGTCGCAATCTATTTAGACAGATGGACGGAGCATTGTTAGATAGGAGACCAGTATTAAATCCATCGGTTTATGGTGTCACGAGTGGCGGTGGTGCTTGGACGAATAACACTGCTAATCATGAGTTCTGGATGAAATATGATAATAATGCGAAAGTATCGGGTCTATGTCCCTTCATAGTTGGAGAGAAGGTTGGTTTTTATAGACCGAGTAATGCTACTATCATCCCATTAACCGAGAATGGTGCGACAGATACTGCTGTAATTAGTAAGATAGAAACTGCTGATGATAGATTAAAAATCACTCTTACTGGTGCTGGTCCTACACAGACATCGGGGAGTGCGTTGGATTTCGGGACTGGTGAATATGTTATGTTTTCTGATTCTCTTCGTGGTAGTGCTACTGCTTCTGCATTTAATCCTTCTGTTGAGATTAAAAATGTGGAGATGATAGTCCATCAGATAAGTATGAGCCCCGAATATGAAAGAGGTATGCTCTCCAAGGTTAGTCAAGGAGGAGTCGTCAAGTTTGACTTTAACTCTGTTGGAGTTCAGAGACATTCGACTCTTTCAAGTGAAACCATGCCCTCTGTCCCTCTTCATCTTGACTACGCAAGAGCGAGGGGGATGCTATGTGTCCCCACAGATGCCTCACTATATCCAACACAGCATCAGACATGCGCGAAAGATACTTATTTAATCGCCAAGGATGACCCACAGAAGTTTTCAGAGGATATATTACTTCATAGTAACAGAACCGGTATTGAAGGATGCTCCAATGGTCTATCTGAATATTCATTCTTCTTAAATGGAAAGATGGTGCCGAGCCGTCCTATCAAGACAAGTAAAGCGTCTAATAAAAAGGGAGGTATTGATGCTAATTATCTTGTGGAGTTAGAAAAGAGTTTAGTATCTTTCGGTATTGAACCTACTTCATTTGAATATTACAATCGTAATTTCGTCGTTGGTCGTATGCTTGCGATTGGGTCTAATGCGGTTTTCGATGGTCGTGGGAGAACTGCAAGATTAGACTTGAAATATGAGGGGACAACTGCTAATGTGGATGCTCCTTCTGTAAATCTGTTATGGAAGATTTTTGTATCTCACATAAGAACTCTTGAAATTAAATCGAATGATATACAAGTCCTCATGTAAACTAAAATGGTTTAAACCAATTTTTTATTATTATTATTATTTTTACTAATCTAAATTGACATATTAATATTGTGGTTAATGTCAATTTGGATTAATCAATAAAATTGAAAAATTATGAGTATATACCTCATAAATAAAAAAACACAAGATAAAAATATTTTTTTCTATAATTAAGTTATCATAGAAAGTGGAGATAAAATTAAAACACATTTTTTTAGATTTATTATTATGGATTTTCAACTGGCTCATTTTCATCCTTATCATTTTTATTATTTTTATTATTATTGAATCGAGGGTCTCTGTGACATTCAGCACCACAACATTTTATTTTATCACACTTACTCTTCTGTATAGTCAACAAGATACTTGTAATTATACCACCAACAACACCAATAAATACACCGAGGTCTGCAAGAGAAAACTCTTTCATAATATGTATCTCACATATTATAAATATAAAAAAAATAAAATTATAAAAGAAATTTCTTCAATGTAACATTTACATTTCAGTTGTATCACATTCATACTCATCATCATCATCACCGAAATATAAATATCCTTTCGTCTTCCATGAACGGACTTCCATACATGTATTAACTACATCTTGATTAAAATAATGATTAGTTACTTTCTTGGTTTTCTTCTTTCCAGTTTTAACGAGTATGCTTCGGGCTCCTTGGACGAACTTGTCACCAGTAATCTCATGTCCGTCTGTATCAACCATCACAGATTTAGTCTCCTCAATCATAGTGGAGGTCTGTTTAGTTATGACAATCTCATCACCGAATAATAATTTATAAATCCTTATGATAGTTGTCTTGACATGATGAGGATTATTAAAATCCAGTTTCTTACTTCTGTTTCTAAATGTTACAGAATATTCTTTCTGCAATTTTTCTACAACCTCCTTGTCAAGAGATTTTTTAATTAATAATTTATTTCCATTGTATTCATGAACTCCATTTTTAACAACTTCACTATTTTCATCATGATAAAATCCAACACCTTTAACCAATTTATCTAACAAGATAAATCGTGAGTTAGATGCTTGAAACTTCTGTGCGTCGAAGTCATCTTTTTTACAGATTTCATGTTTTAATTCATCACTATCCTTGGTGAAATATTGAATAACTCTAAAATATTTTTCTAATGCTTGTGGGTCTCTTATCAATACATTTATTTCCGGTCTTGCTAATTCATGAAAAGGGATTTTTAATAAATCAACAACCTTTCTGTAATGAGCTGGGAGTAAGGATAATACTTCATTTTCTCCTTTTTCAATTAATTCAATTACTCTCTCGTTTATTCTATCTCTTAAACATTCTTGTCTATCTGTAACTAATTCAGTGATGCATTTATTATTTAAAAAATCTAAACCATCTTTTACATCTAAACCTCCACAACCCTTCTGTTTCATAGCACCAATAATAAAATCATAATCATCTCTTACATCTTCATCATTTTCATACATGTATAATGCTCTCTCTAAATGTATTCTGTATGATTTAATATCATCATAATATTTTAGGATATTAATATCTTTATCTTTTAACTCTCTTTCAATTATAGTATCAATAACATCATGGTCGCTTGTTGTTAATTGTTTATATGTTTCTTCACCTTTCAATAATATATCTGTCCTCCATGTTTTAAAAAAGTCAATATGTTTAGATACAATCTCATCAATCTCCATCTCTTTTTTCTCTTGTAATTCTTTCTTTAATCTTGTTAAAAATCCTTCACTCTTCTTAACGGAGCCCGAATTGAAATCCATAAAATTAGTTATTGTAAATCCTCTCTTCTGTATGATGTTTAAGAAGTGAGCGAACTTATTCGTATTATAACAATCTATCGTGTATCTAAAAGATGCAAGAAGATTCGTATATCTTTCATTTAGGTTATTATCATTTTTCATCTCATATCCTAAATAATAATCTTTCATAATTTTTAATCCCTCTTGTATTTCGAATTCGCACTCTTCAATAGTATCGTATTTATATGATTTCCAAGACTTGCTCTCGAATAGATAATAGAGATGTGTAATTTTTCTATTACGATTTACTTGTTGAACCATGGCGACTGGTGATATTGTCTGACATTTATAGTAACAGAAAACCGGTCTCTCCATTAAACTATCTAAACCATAAACAACCTTGGGAGAGAATGCTACGAACTTATGAGCGTCTAACTCGATGGGCTCCGTTGTATCACTTGAATAATATTTAATTTCTATTCCATATTTTTCTTTCATATCATCTACTAATTTTTCACCAACATTTTTACTATCAAGACATATCATCGCCTTATCTTGTTGAGAAATCTTTTCAAGTAAATCCTTGTAATTAAACAATTCTGTTGCTTGTTTTCCTTTATTATGTTTATATAGATTATTAATATATTCGATTTCATCTTGGTTTACACCATTAACACCTTTAATAAAATTAATTGAATTATCACTAATATCCGCATCTGTCATGATTACTCTATCTGCTTCTTCAATCATCTTGTTAAATTGTTTCCATACAGAAACTCTCTTGTTACATAAGTTAGGACAATCCACGAAATATTCTATTAATGAATTATATTCATCAAGATATATAACATAATCATTGAAATCATCCCAATTAACCATTTTAATTACACTATCAATTGTGGTGATAATATTATCACCTTCGAACATCCACCATCCTATATCATGTGGGATATATGATTTTTCATGCATTATTTCTTCTGTTGGATTGGTTATGTCTTCGTGCCATACACAATCAATCCCCGCTTTTTTAAACACTTTCTCTTGCTCTAATCCTAATGATACACGAGAAACAACTGAAATAAACCTTTTACCACTATTTTTAATGTAATTTTTAAATGCTGTTGTTTTACCAGTCCCAGTATCACTACGGACAATTGTAAATCTTTTACCATGCTCGTTGAAAAACTCACCATCATTATTTATATCTAAATATTGGCGAGCCTCCAACTCCTTATCGATTTTACTTGTATGGATATTGGTTGGTTTCATCTTGAAATATCCTAAAAATAATTTAGGGTCATCTACAAATGTAGACTTACTTAACATGTTTTCTAAACATAACATCGTTTTATGTTTAGCATTATCCCAGTATCTTTTACAATTTTCATCGTAATCGTATTTATCTCCACCTTTCTCCTTGGAGTATTTATCCCATAATTCTTTTTTTCCTAATGTTTTCATCGCTGTTGTGAAAACATACCAACTCGTATTATCAATGAAATAATCATCGGGGAGACCATCAAGGATTTTAATTAAAACATCATCAGTGAAAGTGTATTCATATTCAGTTAAATCCACTTCATCTTGCTCGTATGCTTCTGTATTAGAAATGACACCATTAGAAATCTTTTTTAATGGTTTAGTAATTATTCTCTTGTTATTGGTTAGATTCATCATTAACCATGTCTGCAATTCAATCGGCATATCCTTTATTGTTGTATCATTATCTATCATGTAATAACCTCTTTTATTATGTTTAATTGATTGATTGTAAGCACTTCTATCAATGATAGACCCCGGAGCTACAATGTAACCACCATCGCTTCTAATATCGATGTTGTGAAAATCATTAGCAGTTGTCTTGATTACCGGATTGTATTTAAAAACTAAATGAGTCCCACCATTAGCAGTTTTAAAAGTTAATGTATTGAACTTCTTTATGAAGTCTTCACCGAAATCTTTAATGAACTTGGATTTAGATTTATCGAAAGGAGTAATTAATTTATCAACAATTTTTTTATTTTTTTTATCTTTCGCACTTAATTTTTTATATTCTTTTTTATTTAGATGGTCGTAGAAGTCCAAGTCAACAACTACAATATTAGATAATTTACCACACAATATAGCACGATTCTCTTTATTCTGCATTGAGAATAAATCTTGTAAATCCTTCTTCCTCCACATCCATTTATTAACATATCTTTTACCATCCATTTTATATTCATTGGTGGGCTCCTTTCGGGCATCAATTAATTTCATGGTTGTAAATAAATCTTTATTCATAATATTATCAAGGGATTTTTTTTCATCAATAGAATTAATACAGAAAACATTCGAATCAACAACTTTCGCACACATTTTTATAACTTAAATATAGAAAAAAATTGAGGTGAATGAACGCACTAATCCATCCTCAATTAGTCTATAAAAAAATATATATTAAAAAATCAATAAATAGGATTACAAGATAAAAATGAAAAAGTTTATTTTTCTCGATTTTTATTTAATTTTTCCGCAGTGTCAATTTAGATTATCCAATCCACCAACATCTTTCTCTTGGTTTTCCATTACGAACCATTTGGATAGGGGTTTAGGTTTCTCTTGTATTTGGTCTACAATTTTAAATGCATCATCTTTAATAAATCCATTTTTAATTAAATATGAATATTTATCTTTATGTTTTTCCTTGAATAATTCTACTTTATTATTTCTTAAATAATACTGATAAAGGTTTTTTATTTTATAATGAGCCTCCTTATCTTTATATTTCTTTTTATATTTATCCTTATTATTATCATAATATATTTTCGAATTGTTTTTATTTTTTTCTCTCCATTGTGGGTCTAACTTTAATTCTTCATGATATTTCTTTATTTCTCTTTCACGCTTTTTCTTATATTGTGTTAAAATTGTATTTATTTTATCATCAGTGTATTCCATTTTATTTATACTTAATAATAGAAAATAATTTCAGTGAATAAACGAAAAATTAATTTTGAATTTCTTTTAATCTAAATTGACATTAACCACAATATTAGAATGTCAATTTAGATTAATTATAAATAATAAAAATAATAAAAAAATGGTTAGTGACAATTTAGATTATTGGGCTCGCATGGTTGATTGTGATACACCAGCAACCTCACCACCCTCGGCAA